CTGGGTTTTCCCTGGCGGTAAATTCATTCTCGAAACCGCAATCAGGACATAGTGCGGAAACGCATTCGCCAGAACCGCCAACTTTCGGCGCGGTAATGGTTGGGTTAAACACATCACCATCAGGGCAATGCTTTTCGATGTTTTCAGCGTAATCTAAAATTAGCGCGTCGTTTTTACCTTCGCATAGACGTAAACCACGGCCAATTATTTGTTGGAGCAAAGACACAGAGCTGGTCGCTCTAAGTATTGCCACAACATCTACATGAGGCGCGTCAAAGCCAGTAGTCAGAACACCACAGTTCACAAGATACTTAAACCGCTTCTGTTTAAACCGTTTGATTATCTGTTCGCGTTCTTTTTTTGAGGTGCTACCTGTTATACATTCGGATAGCGTTGGCGGTAATGACTCCATAATTTCGTTGACGTGTTTAACGCTTGCAGCAAAAATGATAACGCCTTGCCGGCTTGCCGACCGCTCAACAACATCCTGAATGATTCGGCTGGTTTTTCTACCTTGACCTTCTACGGCTCTATCTAATTCGGTTTGATTATTTATGACACCTTCCACGGTGTAGCCTGCGTGTTCTTCGGTGGTAGGCGGTGTTAAAAAACCTTGATCAATTAAATCTCTGGCTGTTATTTGGTGAATTAATGAATGAAAAAACGGGTTTACGGTTTCTTTTACAGGTTTGTCGTCGAAGTACCTAAATATATAACCAGTGTCCAGCCTGTACGGGGTTGCTGTTATACCCAAAACCCTCAGGTTTTTGTAGCCTTCCTTTAATGAATAAACTATGTTTTTTGTGGTTTCATCGCATCTATGCGCTTCGTCAATAATAACCGCCGAAAAGTTGCCAACGAATTTATCAATGGAATTTATGACGCTTTTAGGTGTACCAAATACAACATCGTGCTGAATGCTTTTACCTATCGACGCGCACCACACAGAACAAGGCTCGCCTAAAGCTAAATACTTTTCGCGGTTCTGTTCTGTTAGTTCTTTTGACGGCTGAAGGACTAGAATTTTCTTGTGAGTCTTAGTGTTCAACCACGCCGCGAGAGTCGCGGCTATGATTGATTTGCCAGCCCCTGTAGCAAGCTCCATTACGGCAGGGTCAAGACACTTAGACATCCATGAGATAGCGGAATCAACCGCTTCCTGTTGGTAGGGTCTTAGCGTATACATAAATACTCACTTGGTTTCTTTCTGTACTGTTCCAAATCCACACCCTTTAGTTCAGGGATTGACTTGTAATCCACGGAACCTTTGCGAACAACCTTGGACACCTTCACCCCATAACCTTCACATGGTCCAAAAGATTTAATCTGTTTTTCAACTTCTTTAAGTCGTTCGGCTGCCTCAAGTAGTTGCTTGCGCTCATATACTAGCGCTTCAAACAAATCATCTTTAATGACTGGGATTTTAGGCTCAAGGTGCTTTTGTGGGTTTTTAAGCTCTTCCTGAAACTGATTGTAAAACGCTTTCAGTTTTGGGATATTCTCTTCTAGCCAGTCGGTATCATGGTTGATGTACTCGATTCGGCTGCTGAATGGCGACCATTGGTAAAAGATTGCCTTTGTGCGGCCTGTACACAGCATTTCCAGTTGAACTTGAGCGTAGTAGTACGGTTGTTCCTCTAACGATTTAAACTCGCCTCCATTGCGTTTAGAGTACGGCGTTTTAACTTCCAGCACCGTATCATCACCAATCAAGCCATCTGGTGAAGCACCTAACCAATCCTCGTAAGTATTGAACCCTGTTTCAAATACAGTAAAACCGTGGTCTAGTTCCAAATCAGAGATTGCGTTATCTTCGTTAATGACGCCCCATTGCATAGCGGCATTAGTTTCCATCTCCCGTTCAGCACCTAATTGGTCGCGCACAAGCGAGCGCATAACATCTTCTTTTGACAACCAAGGGCTTAACCCTAAGCAGGCTCCCGCGATAGAGCCGCTAATGCGGCCCTTTCGTTTCTGGAACCACTCTTTTGAGCGTTGTTGTTCCATTAAATTACCTCTTAAATATCAAAGAAATCTTCATCTTCTGCGTCATTGTTTTGTGGCACTGGCGCGTTCAATGGTGATACAGCAGAAACCCAGTTTCCTTCCTTGTCGTCGATCTTCCAAACTTGAACCATAATTACCATAGGTTTGTGCATTAATGCGGTTTGCAGTTCGTGTGTTTGCGGTTCACGGCCAGAAGCAACCAAGCCACCTTTTGCATTACTATCAATTGCCGCAAGCATTCGAAGCGCCTTGTCACGCTTTTTAGAGTCGTCGTCTTTTACGCGAAGTTTCTGGAAAATCTTGCGGTTTTTGTACTCACCATCCAGGACCGTCCATGTTAGGTTGATGTATTCATCACCTTCATAGCTATCCCATTTTGCCTCGTCAATGGCTGCTTTTAGCTGTGTTTTAGCTGGGATAGGTTTAATTTCTTCTTGTGAAGAGAAAGAACCAGTGTTGTCTAGTTGTGCGTTATCTGAAAGATTGAAAAAGCTCATTATAGTGTACCTATGTGATTGATTAGAGGGTTAGTGCCGTTGATTACTACAAGATCTTCAGTGATCCCGTATCTGTTCTTACTAATATTTGCAGCGGTGGCGTATGTTACAAGGACGCGCGAACCGTCAGAAATTGCTTTTTTACGTTCGCCGTCGCCTGTGGTGTAGGTTTGCAGTTTAATAAACCCAACTAGGTCTACGTTATCGGTATATGGTGCAACCGAACGCTTGTTCAGCCTCAAGCTGTAGCGCGTGTATGGGTCTTGATCTGGCAGTTCAATAGTTTCAGTGTCGGCGTGTGCAATAAACACAATGTGCATATTTTTACGCTCATTTAGTGCGCCGCATATTTTTCTTACTCGCTGGTGTAGTGTTCCTACTGCGAGGAATCCAGCACCATAGCCGCCGTTTGCCTGTGCAATGCTTTTAGGTTTTTTAGGGTCGGAATCAATAACATACTGAACAAACATTTGTTCAAGTGCGCTAATAGAATCAATCACCAATGTTTGATAGTCATGCTCTTCGTTCAATAGTGTTTTTAGCTGCTCCCAAAGGTCCTCGACACCTTTAATTACTGGGAAAGCATCGGGGCGTGATTCTTCTGGAACAGCCTGTAAACCATCTTCCGCACGAATAAAAATAGGTTTTGGAAATGTTGCCGCAAGACTTGTTTTACCCATACCTGCATCACCTAAGATAGTGCAGATAGTTGGGCGGTTGGTTGGTTTCTGTATAGATTGTAGTAATGACATTTTTTTTGTCC